ATTATATTAATTTAGATAATTATATAAATCACATTGAATATTTTCAGTTTGATTTAAATAATAAAAATCTTAAATTAAATCTTGTTGGCAAAGGTGAAGATATTGGTGATATTATTATTAAAGAAAATTTTGGAAAAAATAATGATTATACTATTTTTTCTTGTTTATATAAATATAATGAAATTACGAACATTAAAGATAAGTTTATACCTCTCATAAAATTATCTAATGAAAAAAACACTTATGGATTTGGAATAATCTCTTATGAAAATATTCAAATAAATAATACTACTAATAATTTTGATGTTTTTTTAATTTATAAAACTAACAAATTTCATAAATTAAAACTTGAGAAAGATATTGATAAAAGTAATATTATTGAAAAATTAATTGATAAATTATTAGATTTAAATATTTTTATTTTGTAAATATTTTTATTTTGTAAATATTTTTAATTGAAATATAAAAACAAAAAATCATCTCCATTAAATCCATTTAATTTTAAAAAATCTATTGTTTTTTTATTAAAATTTTCATCATCACAATGTAAATAAGAATATGAATATTTATTTGTTTCCATCACTTTAATCATTTTTTTAATTATTACATCTAAATATTTTTCATTAATGAAATATATTTGTCTAATAAAAGTTTTTGTATATTTTTAATAATATATCTCAATAAAATTAATAAATCCAATTATATTTTTATTTTTATTATAAAAAATCATAATACATTCATAATTATTTAAATTAATTGGACTTTCTAAATCAAATATTTTTGATAAAATTAATATTTCATTTAATAATGGTTTTTTATTATTTTTGCTTTCATTTTTACTATTTGTATATAATAAATATATATTTAATTATTTCAATTTTTTAATTATATATTTTATAAATAATTTTATATATCAAGAACTAATTAATCTTAAAAATAAATATAAATAAAAAATATTTTATAATAATTATTAGAAACATAAAAATATAAAAAAGATGGAACCACAATTGATTATTATTGATGATTTATCTTATTATAACGCTGATGAATTAAAAGAATTTGATATTTCATTTTTTGAAAAAACAAATAAAACAATTCGTAAAATAATAAAAATTAAAAATATTCCTGAAGAAGAATATAATTATTTTTGTTTTAATAAAAAAGATAATAAATGGAAAATATCAAATAAAAATAAACCATCACCAAAAGCTAAATTATTCATTACAGAAAAATGGTCCAAACTAAATATTCCAAAATTTAATGATGAAATTACTAATGATTATGAAGAAGCACCTGATATTTTAGAATTAAATGATAATGAAAAATTTAAAGATGTTGATAATAATCCATTAAATATCGAAGTTAGAGGAGAAAGAAATGTTAATAAATGTTTTTTTAAATTAAAAGATATTAGTATTAAATTTAATATGAATAGATTAAAAGATACAATAGAAGATAAAAATACTACTTATGAAGAAAAATTACATTATAAATATTTTATAAGTAATAATACCCATAAAAATGGTAAAATGACTAGTAAAAAAGTATTATATTTAACTTATTTAGGTTTAATAAGAGTATTATTTGTTAGTAAAAATCCTAATTGTGAGCAATTTCAAAAATGGGCTATAAATATTTTATTTACTCATCAATTAGGAACAATTGAAGATAAAAAAAAATTGTCAAATAAATTAATGGGTATTCCTGTAAAAGAAGCTTGTGATGTATTTAAAACATCTTCTAATTCAATATCTTGTGTTTATTTATTATCATTAAATAATGTTAAAGAATTAAGAGATACATTTAATATATCTGAAAATATTCCGGATGATGCTATTGTATGCAAATATGGTAAAACAGATGATTTACAAAGAAGAATTAAAGAACATCAGAATAATTATGGAAAATTAAAAAATGTTGAATTGTCTATTATGTGTTATATATATGTTGATAAAAAATTAATCACAGAAGCAGAAAATCAAATAAAAAATTATTTTACATTAAATAATATGAAATTTGATTATGAAAATTCAAATGAACTTGTTATAATAAATAAAGAATATATTAAAAATGCTAAAAAAACATATGAATTTGTATTTTCAAAATTTTCTGGTTCTATGACTGAAATTATAAATAAAATGGTTTCAATGGAAAAAAATTATGAAATTAATAAAATAAAATATGAAACTACAATTGATAAATTAAAAACAAAGTTAGAACATCAAAATGAAATTATGAAACTAAAAGAAGAAATTTATAATTTAAAAAAATAATTTTTTTTACTATTAAAATTTTATAAACTTATTTAATTTTAATCATTTAAAATATACATATAAAACCATCTATTTTCTTTATTATATATAAAAATTGAATTACAAATATTATATATTATAAATATTCAAATATGAATAGTTATATTTACATTAGAATTCATGAATCTTATAATAATTATAATCTTTGTAAATTAGGAAGCACTGGTAATATTCCTGAAAGAGATGATGTTTATAAAACAAGTGAAATAAAAAAAGGTAAATTTATAAGTGTTTATCAAATATATAATCCAATAAAAATTATTATTATTGAAAATTTATTAAAAACAAAATTAGAACTTTACAATTTAAAAATAAATGCTGGAAATGAATTTTTTGATAAAATTATTATTGATAAAATTGAAGAAATATTAATTAATCATAATATTCAATATAAAAAATTAACAAATGATGAAATAAAATCTCTAATAAGAAAACATAGAATTAAAAAATTATTCAATAAAATTGATAAAAAAAAATTAATAAATTTATTAAAACAAAATAAAATAAAACCTTATGAATATCAACAAATTTGTATAAATAATTTTATTAAAAAAAATAAAAATCATGATATATTAAAATTAATTTGGAGTTGTGGATTGGGTAAAACATTAACAAGTCTTTTTATTTGTTATGAAATGAAATATAAAAAAATTTGTATTGGAGTTCCAAGTATTAATTTAATGGAACAATTCAAAAATGAAATTCTATTAATATTTAAAAATGTTGATATTCTATTTATTGGTGGTAATGATTTAAATAAAACTAAAGATAAACAAAAAATTAAAGATTTTTTAAATACAAATAATAAAATTAAATTTATTATCACTACATACACTTCTTGTAATATTTTAGTTAATAATAAAATTAAATTTGATTTTAAAATTGGCGATGAATGTCATCATTTAGTTAATGTTAAAAATAATGATACTGGATATATTGAATTTCATAATATTAAATCAAATAAAACCTTATTTATGACTGCAACAGAAAAAAATATTAATATTGTTGAAAATAAAATAGTTTATAATATGAATGATGAAGAAAAATTTGGATTATTAATAGATGAAAAAACGGTTAAATGGGCAATTGAAAATAAAAAAATTACAGATTATAATTTATTAATTGTTGGTAATACAGTTAATGAAATTGAATATATAATTCAAAAATTAGAATTAAAAATTGATAATATTGAATTATTTATTTCATCTTTTATTGCTTTAAAAAGTTTAGAAAATTATAATGATTTAACACATATTTTAATTTGTTGTAATAATATTAAAAATAGCGATATTATTAATAATTATATTAATTTATTATTAAACAAAAAAATTTTTAAAATTAAAAAAAAAGAAATTTACCGAAAATCTATTCATTCTAAATTAAATGTTGATTTAAAATCTAACAATGACAATAATGAAATTAATAAATTTATTAAATCTAAATATGGTATTATTTCAAGCGTTTATATTTTCTCTGAAGGTTTTAATCTTCCTGAACTTAATGGTGTTATTTTTGCTGAAAATATGTTTTCTGATATTAGAATTTTACAAACTTCATTAAGACCAAATCGTTTATTGAAATCAAAACCTAATAAAATTTCTTACATAATATTACCTTATATTGAAAATAATGATAATTCTTATGATAAAATTAGAATGATTATTTGTAAATTAAGAAATTCTGATGACAATATAGAACAAAAAATTAAATATGTTGAATTAAAAAATAATAATCAAAATAATAATGAAAAAATTAATTTAAATATTGATTACTCATTTAATGAAAATCAAACTTATTTAAATAAAATTAAATTAAAACTTAAAAAATCTAAAGCCCTAACTTTTGGAATTAGTGAAGAACAATTAGAATATAATTATACTAAAGAAATTAATAAATCATTAAATATTCAAGATAAAAATGATTACTTTAAAATTAAAATTAAAAATAAACACGAAAATTATATTGATGACCCCATAAGATATTTTGGTTCCAGTAATGTTTGGACTAATTGGTATGACTTTTTATCAATTGATACCACTAAATTTATTGATAAAAAATATAAATGGATTAAATACTGTCAAAAATATAACCTAAATAATATTGACGAATACTTAAAAGAATATCCAAAACATAATTGTTTAATGAAATATCCAGAAGATTATTATAAAATTTTTTCAAATATTAATGATGAATTATTTTGTAATAAAAAAAGAAGAAATGTTAATCCTTAATAATAGCCTCATCACCTAATTCCTCAATTAATTTTTTATATTTAATTTTAGTCTTTTCAATATTTTCATTTAATTCTTCTACCTCTTTAAATAATGGTTCTAATTCATTTAATAATTCTTTATTTGTTGGAATTGGAATTTTAAATGAATTTAATTGTGTTTTTGTAATTACTTTTTGATTACTTCCATTTTTCATATTTTCAATTAATTCTTTGTTAAAATAAATATAATGCATAATATATTTTTCATAAGAATTATTTTTAAATATTAAAGTAAAACCATTATCTGTCAAATAAAATTTTTCATTTATAATTTTAATTATTGTATTACCAACTCTTGAAATTATAATTTTATATCCTTCATAATTATAACAATTATGTTTTATGCTTGATTCACCACCGCCATAAACATTATAGTTTCCACTTATTGTATTATTTTTTGTAAGCATTTTTCCACTTTTAATATCTGCATATTTATTTAAATCAAATTCTTCACAATCTTCATTATCAATAATATTATTAATTTTTTCTTTAATATCTTTTTCTAATTCAATAACTCTTTTTTCTTTTGTATTTATTCTATTATATTGTTTTGATATTTTTTCATCCCATTCATTTATTTTTTCTTGAGTTTTTGGAATAGGTAATTTTAAATTTAACAAATATTTTTTTGATAAATTTTTTAAAACTGAACCTGTAAAACCATCACTTAAAATATTAATATTACCTAATAATAAATTATATATATAAGTATTATATTTTGTTTTAATAATAAAATTATGATCTGAACAACTAAAATTATTATCCATTTGAATATTTGCTATTCCACCATCACCAATAATTAAACATTCTTCATTATAATCTGCTACATCACATTTTTTAATTTTATCACTTGAACTATAAAAGTTATATTTTCCTTCATCTTTTCCATATGACGCTTTTCTTTTACTTTTTGGTAAAAATTCACAAATATCACTTAATTTTATTAATTCATAATCTTTTCCACATTTTATTATTTTTTTATTATAATCTTTTCCATTCAAAGAATACAATTCATTATTATTAAATTCTTCAATTGTTATTTTTGTAA